CCCTTTCTCACAAAAAACGAACCACCACTCCTAAGGACACTCATTGCCCTAGACAACGTGCCTACGCCAACAGGGGTTTCACCGCCAATAACAAAAAACTCAACCGACTCCGGCCTGGCGTCTCCGCGATCTATGATTTCGGCAACGTCAGCAAGGTTCACGGCGTTTGACGAGACCTCAAAAGTATCGTCCGCAGTATTATCTGCTGCGCTCTTTTTTTCCTCTGCCACATTAACCTCCTATATTATCCATAACGTTTACTGTCACTGAAACAAGAATATAGTTGAAGCTCGCTCTAGAGTAAAACAAAGGCTCGCTTCCAGAGACAACAGACGCTTTCATTACCGTGTTGTCCAAAAATGGATTTGACGCACATAGAGATACAATGCTGTCTACAAAAGCAATAGCGTTGTTCACCGGAGTCATATAGTCATCTCCGGTAATCATAAAGAACGCATTGACAAGAACATTCCAGTTCATCATCGCCGAGCGAAATTCTGCGCTTCTGCCGCTTGAAGCCCCATCATACGCAATAATGCAACATTTTGTCGGAGCGCCAGTTGTTGACTGTATATAGTTAAAAACCGCTTCATCATGCAGACTGCAATTATCAGCGGTAAACCCTGTTATATGCGTCAGTACAGCGTTATGTACGCCGTTGAGCGAAGATACTAAACTCATATCACCTCCGTAAGCGGCACGCCCATCGCTGCAACCTGCCGCGAAACGGATTCATGCGCCATCCTTCTGTAGTCGTACACGCGCTCACCTTTGTCGTTGAGGGACAGCCGCGATAGGCCAGTAGAGCCAAGTCCAACCCTTGTTATTGACGCTCGTTGAATGGCGAACGCAACACGCCTCATTTCCTTCTCGTCCATTCCACTAAACGTGGACGTTTGTCCCATCCAGTCAAGAAGGTTAAGAACCGGAGGTTTACCTTCATTGCCGCCAGGAAGCCACGACATTGCATACGGCGAGTCGGAAACAACAGAAACGCTGTTGTCGCTAGATTGTTCATACGAAAACGAGTTCTCTAAATCGCCGCTCGAATGTATACCAGATGCCGCACGCCGCAATTCCATAACATACGTTTTTGCTATTTCTTCGAGAATTGCATTAGATATTCCGCCACTTGCCGAGAGAGTGCCAAGACCTGCGAGTCTCCCCTGCAAGTTGCCGGGGTCTGACATTGTAAAAGATACACCTTTGCCTGTCGCCTTGTTATGAGTAAGCCTAACAATGTTTACGACAGAGCGTATTCGAGAAGCAATGGCAGAATATAAACTCACTTAACCCTCATCTTGTAGCCCAAAATGGAATGGACGATGCCAACCATTTTTCCGTGAACTCCCCACTGGGTAAGAGGCTCTTCCGTTGCGGCACTCTTGCCAGGTCTATAAAACTGAATTTTCGTCTCTGCACCTTCGCCAAGCGCGAAATTCACAAGCTCCTTAACGAGAAGCGCAATTGTAAGTTTGATTGCATAATCGCCAGTAGTGCCGCTCGTATATGTAATTTGTATATTGCCGCTCGCCTTCGGGAAAACATCACTGATCCTGTTTCCGAATCCGATGTTATCTTTAAGCTGAATGTACGTTTCGTACACGACGTATGAGTCTGGCGAGACAAGAGAGCCATCTACGTGAATAGACGTAACGCTCGTGATGGGCGGCTTGCGCACCGTCAGGAGGCCAGTTCCGTCTCCGTTAGCCGTCTCTACAATTAGTGCCGTGGTTCCAAGATGGTTAATACCAGTGAGCCTTTCTATTAGGCCGACAGCCATATCGTACCACATATCGCGCAGGTCTGTTTCTCTCGCTCCGGTAATCTTCGATACTTCAGTTTTTGATATTAACTCCCACGCCATTGTTATTTTCTCCTAGACAGCCTAAGCATGTCGCTTGTGTCTACGCTAACGATAAGCCGAGCCTGCTCAAAGGCGTGCTCTACCGAATGACCTCTCGAGATTAACTCGTAAAGCATCCCAGCGAACGCAGTTGCTTCGTTGTGATCTATATCGCCAGAAACTCCAATTACATAAGGGACGCCAACGTCAATGAGTGAGTCGGATGCGTTCCATACAGACGGATCGGATGTTTGGCAGGCGAGAAGCACGACACACGTTAATGTTTCTGCAATACCAGAAATGGCGCGCCCAAGCCAGCCAGGGCTAACCTCTCCATCATTGAGAACGATTGCTCCGTCTTTTCCGTGTGCACTAAGCTGTATAATGTCATAATTTTGCTTGGCAAGTTCTCGCACAAGCGCCTGCTTTGTTGCGTCCACTCCCTTTAGTGCAATAAGATTTATGTTGGAGTCACGAATATATCTTTGCTCTAAAGTAAAGTCAAGATATACTCCACCGCTATTAGACCAGACGGCCAAAACATTCAGCTTTTTATTTTTCTTTTGTGGAACCGGCTGTCCGTTTTTCTCAAGGATAAATGCGTTGAGCTCCATTTGAAGAGAAGCTATTTTCAACTGCGCAGACTGTAACTGACTTAGCAAAAACCGAACTTGGTTTTCCAGTTCTTTTATTCGTTCAGTCATTATTTTTTTCTCGTCTGTACTGGATATCGCAAGTTTCTGAACATACCTGTCAGCAACAAATAACAGCACGCCAAGTATGACCACGGTGGCCAAAACAGCAATAATAACCTCACTGCTCATTGTGGCCCACCATAATCATAGCGTATGCTGTTAGCAATGCTATCGTTGTATATGTTGGAACTGCTGTTGATTGAGATGCAACAAAGAAAGAGGCGGCAATTGCTATCCATATACAGAACTCTATAAGTAAAATTGCCTTGCGATGAAAGCAAAGCAATCTGTCTTTATTCGACGAATTTAAGAGGGAAAATTGAATAAAGGAGATAGCCAGAAAAATAACCCCCCAGACTTCTTCCGAGAACACCGCCAGTAACACGCTGTAGTTACTTTGTGGCGAAAACCCTGCATGAAATGGCGCTACGACCCACATGCCGAACATAAAGCACAATAGTGCAATAATGAGTTCTATACTTTTTGCGGATGGCGCAAAAAACGCATCAGTAAACCTTAACATGGCGTTTTGATACTTTTTCACAGGTTGCATCCGATTAGATTACGGGGCGGAGCCTAAACTCCGCCCCGTAAAATCTCTTAGGCCAACTTAGCGCGACGAGCGATGACGTGGGTCGTCGGCTGCGTCACAATTGCCGCCATGAACGCTTCGAGAACGTACTCGTATGCGCTCTTGCGGGTTGCCAGCGGGAAGAACGACACGAACGTGTCAACCGGATCGCCCAGAGGACTCATCATGCCTACCACGCTCAAACCACGCTCGGAAGCCTGATCCAGGTTAACCAGGGTCAGGGTCTCCTCGCCGGTCGACAGGGGCTTCATTGAGGTAATCGCAGTAGCCGTGCCAGTATCGCTCCACGAGGCGACCATACCGTTCACAGAACCATCCGCAGCGTAAGTCTTGGCCGCAATAACAGCAATCAAGCTCATGTCATCAGCGGTAGCCGAGGAGCCGCGGTAAATCTTGTACAGCAAGGCGTTGGGGTCTGCCGTCCAGGTCAGGTCAGCCGTGTTGTTTGTGGTGGCCGAAGTAGCGTCGTCCGAAGCACCGGCAAGCTGCTCGCCCAGGTCGGTAACGCTCGCGATGCGGTAGTGATACGTAGCCGCAGGCAGCGAACCGCCAGCCGCAATCGTAGCAGTGACAGCAGGCGAAGTCGTGGTCGACTCCGGCGTCAAGTAGCTGGTCGGAATAATCGGCACGTCACGGTATGTGGTCATGCGGAACCCGCCCTCAAACTCGACCTGATTAACCGTGCGGCTAACGCGAGTCTGTAGGCCGCTAATCTTGCTAATCATGCCGGTCGAGGCCATGAACGCAATGCGATCACGCTGAGTCTGGCGATACTTGCGCACGGCGTCAATCATGGCGTCCAGGTGCGACAGTGCAATGACGCCATCAACATCCAGAATGTTGCCACCAGAATTCACGCTCTTGCGGGCGGTAGCATCGGCAAGCATCTGAGCCTCAAGACCATCAAACTGATACGCATCATTCTTATTGCCATACATCAGCGACCACTCGATAAGCTGCGTGATACCTTCAATAGAACCGTCAATCTCCTGCGCCAGCGCATTAGTGAAGCGAGCGGAAGCGGCCTGCTGGAAACCAGACACGCCACCAGACACACGCAGAATCTTCAACTGCGCACTGGGCCGGTCGTACACATTGCTGACGTAGGCCGGGTCAGTCAGTTCACCCTCAAACCGAGCCGTAGGAATACCAGTCCGACGCACGTACTCATGCGTCTTGCCGTTCGCCCGACGCTTCGCAACGAGCGACCACAGCGGGCTAATACGCGCCATGTACTCAGCGATTACGGGATTCAAGTCCTCAGGAATGAGGTTTGCGCCACTGCCGGTCGTAACCTGGAGGGCCTTAGTAATAGCATCCATCTTGTTTATACTCCTTTATTTGCTGGACTGTGCCAGCGTAGTGACGATACGATTGCGCAACTCGTCAAGGCCGAGAGACTTCAGTGACTTTGACTGCGGTTCTTGTTCACCGCCAACATCGTCAATCGTCTGCACGACACCCTTGCGCGGTGCGACAATTTTTTCTTGTACACGAGCGGCAATAGCATCAACAAGCTCGTCGCTTACCGCAACCGACTTTTCAGTCGTCTCTGTCGAGACTTCTTTTTCGGCATTAGCAAGATCAGAGCGAAGAGATTCAATCGCCTTGACCAGTGTATCCGCAAGCGTTGCAATCATATTCTCGACGCGCTCAAGCGAAAGCTGAACGCCATTGTCCGCAACGTCAACATCGGCGGCAACAGGCTCGGTTGCGTCGACCGAAAGCTCGACCTCTGCAACTTTTGCCTCGTCGTCGCCAGCGTCGACAACTTCCTCGGCTACCACCTCAACTACCGTCGCTGTATCAACAGTAACAACAGTCTCGCCGGCAACCACTTCGTCATTTTCGTTCATTACCTGTTTTTCCTCCGTGTCAATATCGAGTGCCACTTCGCTATGTTCGCTAGTTCCGTCCCAGTTTACAGCAAACTTGTTTGCTTTAACAGGAAACACGCCTTTGAATACGTCGCTTCCAGTCAAATTGTCGATACTGGGGAGTTCTTCGGAATCAACGCCACTAAAATTTTTCACCTCACTAATCCGAGCCACAGGATTAGCAGGTCTATCTACTATGCTAACCTCGACAAGTACGAGCTCCATAATTTCAATAATATACCCGTACTCTTTAATGCTTCTAACGATTCCGGGCGGAACATCAATAAACAGTGAATCACTGATGTCCTTGAACGGAACAAGCCGCGCGTCAGTAACTAGCGCTCCTATACTGAACGCCTTGTAGACACCTTCGCGCACAAACTGCAAAACCTCGTCGCCGCGCGCGGTGTTGACAACGCGCGCTTTAATTGCATTCCAGTGAGGCTCGCCTATGCTGTCTATAACACCGATAGGCTTATCGTGCATCTCTCTAATTCCGCCCCACTGACGATAATCCTCAAGCGCAGAAAGCATACCGTTTTTGTTGACAATATGCCCCTGGGTATCGACCGTGGTGCTCGTATAATAGCCAGGAACAATTCTGTCCTGGATTACTGGAGAAAAGATACTTCCGCCAGTAGATTTAGTATATTGCATTATACCCCCTGTTTATGACTCTATAGCGTCAAGGCACTTATTTATAACAGACTTTGCGTCTGCCAAAGTAAGGCCGGGAAACATCGATTTAAGAGTCTGTGCTTTAGACCTACAGGCATCAAGCAACTGTCCGCAGGTTACGTCCATGACGCCACCGCCAAAATCGACAGGCGAGCCGTATTCTTCTTTCCAGTTCGAGACAATAGTTGCGTAGATTTTATCGCTAACAACCTCCGAGAGCAAAGGTTCGTTAACCGCGGATACAACGTAGCTGTAATTCATAAGTTATGACTCCTCTATTATACACTATAATCGCAATTATGTCAAATTCTGCTCACAAAGAGATCGCTACCGCATCCTCTGGACAACTCTGATGGCAATAGAGTCGATAAGGCGATCTAGCTTATCGTATGCATACCACGTTTTTGGCGCTCCGCAGGACGGACAGCGCAAAACAAAGTTAGAGTCATCTGTATTGCCGGATAACCCACTAAACAAAAGCTGTCCAGAGACAACATCGCCCATCTTCGTACCACATACGACACAATTCCACGGTTTCGTATCAACTCTCATTTTCCCCTCCCCTAAACGCTTCAATTGCGGTATCAAAAACACTCTTAATAAAATCAAAGTCTCCTTCGTGTTCGGATAGCATAGACTCTATTGCTGCGACAATTTCTGTCGGAATTTTACCGCTTGTAAACTGCTTTTTGCTTCGTTTGCCGTCCATATATTCCAGAGTGATCTTCTTCCACTTTCGCAAATCAGATACGGCATCTATTGCTTTGATCTTCGCGTCGTCATCGCGCGGAGGTCTTGCCGGTGGTGTCTTTGGCTCTTCATGCCCCTCGCTTGGCTTTGTGCTTGTTGCTCTACCATTTGCACTTTCACCATCACTATTCTCTCTGCTTTGAGAATTCCCAGGCACGTAATAAATGTCTCCGCCTTTGCGCGGATCGTCGCCATGTTGCGCCCTTACTTCGTTTGGACTGTAAATACCAAACTGAAGATTGCGCATATCTATTGACGCCTGCTCTAGTGGAGTTGTAGAACCGGCTTGCCTAAACTTAAACATCCAGCCTTCATATCCAAACAGTCTAGAGCAGACTTGATAATAAACATCCGCTTCTATCTTCTTTGCGGTTGGTACTGTAACGTTAGTCTGGAATTCGCGTTGCGTTTCTCGTATGTTCGATTTGTTCGCATCGTCAGACACGCCCATTTTATTGCCGTCTACACCAGTAACGGCTGATAGCTCTGACCTATTGTAGCTTCTTCCTTCCAAATATGGAGCGTCTTCTCTTGTTCGAGATGTAACTGGCTTATAATTTACACCGCCGCGAATAACAAGAGGATTGCGGCCAAAGTTGGTTGGGCCAGTGTACCTCTCCTCTAGGAGAGCAAGAAACATATCAAAATCTTCATCGCTAACCGCAGCATCGACTTCCCAAACGCCATTGTACGGAGCGTTTGTGTTCTCGAACATGCTTCTGTACGCAACAGAGGCAAACATATCTGACGGAAGGCTAGAGTTGAGCAGTGACGTATAGACGCTTTCGCCAAACGGCGAGCCAGAAATGCCTAGCTCGCAAAAGTAAATTATTTCATCTCTTTCGTAACTTACAATGTCGTTACTGTGCCACGGATGAAACTCGAATGCGGGGCTAAGAAACTTGCCGGTGTTATCTGTGAGCGGAACGGTCACGCCAGCCAGAACGTCAAACCCTATCGGTACTCCAGCGGAGTTTCGTATAATCTCCCACGCAGCGCTGCCAATAAGTCTGCGCGACGCAATCGTCCAGTACATTTTATCTTCAAACGACTGGAAATCTTTTATGTTGTTCCAGTCTCTTGCCGAATACTCAAAAAATGATTCCAGCTTTTTTCGTTGAATTTCAGTTGCGCCTCTTTGGTATCGCTTAACAGGAACAATATCCCATCCAGGTGATACAACAGAACGGGCGACGCTATCAACGCTTGCGTAAGTCCAGGGATGATTAAGCGCAATTTCAAGAATTGTTTTCATCCTCTGGACGTGACCGAGACCGTTAGCAGAAAACTTGTTCAGTGAAGGGAGTTTGTGGACTCCAGACCTGCTTGTAACGGACTTTTGATTAGTTATTACTTTCATTAAAGATCATCTCCACTGGATTATCGGTGACAATGATAACAACGTCGTCAGTACCGTACTTGACACGCAGGCGTTCCAGAAGTTTGTTCTCGTCTGTATTTACCATTGACGCTTCGTTGTACACGATGACGTATGACTTTTGCCGAGTTTGAGTTTCGGCGACAGGCTTATTCTTTCCTCTATTAAACCACTTCATCTCGCAAGCCCCCTTAGTGAACTCGTTCTTTTCCTTATATCGACAAGATTCGGCCTTTGTCTTTTATAGATGTTGGCCACTCCAATCTCGTCGGTTATCCCCTTGTCACCATTTAGCACACTGGAAACTTCTGTGATTCTAAATCCGTTAGCGGCAGTTTTCATATCTATGGCCACAGCTAAGTAAAGAAGCGTATGAGCAAAATGATCTTGCCCGGTATTGATCCAGGCTATTTCTGTTTTTTGTCCACCGAGTTTTGTCTCGCTAGTCACTTCGTCTCGCTTGATCGACGACAAGTGTCCGACAAATTTTCGCCCGACCTCCGTGATTGCGTTGCGAGAGCCGTACATCATAATCTCGCTTTTGCCTATTTTCTCGTAGAGTTTATCGAACATCATGTTTCTGTTGATCAAAACAGAAAAATTTCGCTGGTCTGCTTTATACACTTCGGCAGACGGACTGTAAAATGCGCAGGCAACACGGTTAGCCCCGAATCTCCTAGCGAAACTTGTGGACGAGTGTCTGTTCGGCAATCCATCTATCACGGCCTGCCTAATGCCATATATCTGCATCAGCTGAGCTAATCGATCAAAGCCATCCTCCATCGGTATAACCTCTGCGTGCACAATTGCGATACCGCGATCCATTTGTTTTCCGATAAGAACATGAATCTCGTTACCTTGATCTGCACCCATGAAGTAGCCATTTCCAGACGACTCGTGCTGATGAGTATTTTGTATGCATTTTTCGTATAGCTCTGTACGATTAAACCCGCCAGAAGAAGATGCGTATGGCTTGCCAAGTCTCAAGTTGTAAAAGTTTTTAAGAGTCATCCGTTTGTAGTCTTTATACAAACGGTCTGGCGGTATTGATGTTACCATCAACTGTGAAACGGAGTATCCTGAAATATCTCTATTTGGGTATGACGCCACCCAACGTCCAGCCTGTATATCTTGAGGTGTAAGTTTCTTTTCGCATTTGCCGCAGCAATACCACGACTCGCCGCCCTGTGTTTTAATGTTATTTTCCCAGGTCATTTCCTGATCGTGATTACATCGCGGACACCTCACCAGCCAAATGTTCTGAGTACTTTTCTTGTAGTCTGCATCAACCCCGAAATTATGAATTGTCGGGGTTGAAATTCTCCAATGCAGCGGGTGTAGCGATGCGTCAAGGCGTGCTATGTACTGTTCAAGGTGGTCTTGATTAGACAGATCGATTTCATCATTGATCAAAAGGTCAACGTCTAACATTCTCGGCGGAACAGTAGATTCCATAAAGTGCAAGTACGAGTCGCCAAAAGTTTTAAGACGAACATTGTCTATGTCTTTAATCCTGTTAGCGATCACCGGGCTGCCAGATATCATAGATGCTATGCGCCCATTAACAAGATCGTAAACGTCATCCTGGCGCGGCAGCGTATACATTGCTCTTACATTATTAAAGAAGGCATAGTGAAACATCTTACAGAGCATAAGAGTCGTCATGCCGATTTGCGTTGGTTTAATTATGACCAGTCCGGGAGACATATCGTCAAAAATCGCAACCTGCCACGCTCTATCCTCGAAGTCCCACTGTGCACCTTTTGGGAGTCTTATATTTCTCGTAGACCAAATAAACGCAGAGGATGGCTCCAGTGCGCTTAGGTCAATTTCTGATGGCGGGTAAATCGGTTTTGCCTTTACTACCATTTACTTAATTCCGTAAATCTCACCATATCTTTCTTTTGTCAGTCCATGAGCGTGTCGCGTGTGGCTATACAAATCTGACTGCCAGGTTCCGCACACATGACACTGATACTTATCAGACTCTTCATCATAGTTGATAGTACCGATATCGGTATCTGGATGCGTAGAGTACTGCGCATCTACATCTACAATGCTATATTCCGAACTAATTTCACCTTTGTCTGCCGTAGCAGCGACAGACTGAAGCTCTGTCACTCGGCGCGCAATAGCATCTACCGACCCGCCAGAAACAAACATTTGCACCGAGCCTACATTGTTGTTTACGCTCTGCGGTGCATCGCCGCTCGCCTGGATAACCATGCGCGCGGTTTTAAGAATTTCATTTTTTGCGGACGCCGGAAGAGAGGAGTAGTCGCGAGCAAGAACATCAACAATATGCATCCACGACAGAATCGTCGCCTCTTGCATTAGCTGAGAAATAATATTTCCTCTCATCGCCAAAAACGCTACCGCATCGGAGAAATCTTCGTCGTCCAACCATCCGGCAACAACAGAATCGGCTACGCCTAAGCTCGGAGCTATCGTGCCGATACTTACGTTAGACGCAAGTAATCTCGCTGCACGAATTTGCTTTTGACTAAGTTCTGGGTAAAGAGACGCGATGTCCGTGGATTTCTTGTCTATCTGAGTGATCTGATTCATAATTGTATATTATACCACAGAATACAAATTATGTCAAATACTCTTGCGTGGAGATTTTGATTTCGGAGCGTATTGAGAATTGACTAAAATGAATTTTTAGTGTACAATGAAGCTCTATTAAAACTTTACATGGAGGTGTACATGCTTTCTTTTACTCTTGACCGTAATTTTGTAAATCAATACCGCGAAAGGCCTGAGCCATTTGGGTTTGGTGCGTTGGGCGCACTTACGTTCTACCGCACTTACTCTAGGATCAAGGACAACGGTAAATACGAATCCTGGGCAGACGCGTGCGAACGTGTCATCAACGGGATGTACTCTATTCAGGCTGACTATTGCAGCGAGAATGGCATTCCTTTTAACAGAGACAAGGCAATGGCTTCTGCGCGCGAGGCGTTTGACAGGCTGTTCAACTTTAAGTGGAGTCCGCCTGGCCGTGGGCTTTCTCACATGGGCGCAAACTCTGTCCATGAGCGCGGTATGTACGAAGCCGTACAAAACTGCTCTTTTATATCCACGGAAAGCATTGCGCAGCATCGCGGTGCGTTGTTTTCATGGATGATGGAGATGCTGATGCTTGGTGTTGGTGTTGGCAGTGATGTTCGTGGTGCTGGCAGAGTTAACGTTGTTGCACCGTCTGCCGACGCTGGAGTTACGAGGTACATCGTACCAGACAGCAGGGAGGGATGGGCAGAGTCTCTTGCGACGCTAGTTAATTCGTATTTGCCCACAGGATACGGAAGAATGCCTGTGGTGGAGTTTGATTACAGCCTCGTTCGTCCAGCTGGCACACTTATCAAAGGTTTTGGCGGTGTCGCCAGTGGCCCCGAACCGCTCGCATGGATGCACGAAAAAGTCAGATCGATTCTTGACGAAAATTGCGAGTCCGCCATTACGACAAAGACTCTTGCCGACATTATCAATATGATCGGCGTCGTAGTCGTCGCTGGAAACGTGAGAAGGTGCATTCATGGTGACGAGATCGTATACACGGAAAGCGGAGCCTGTGCAATCAAGGATATAAAGCCGGGAGATATGGTGTTGGTGTCTGACGGGACATACATGCCGGTTGTGGATAAGTTCAACAACGGAGTATCCGAGTTACTAGAAATACAAACTGATGTATCCTCGATCAGGGTTACTCCAGATCATAGGCTGGCGGTCGTTGATTCGATAAACTCGTACACATGGGTTCAGGCTAAAAACATCAAAGAGGGGGATCGTGTCGTTATCGTTCCGTCGTTTGGCGGGAAAAACAGTAACAATCTTAACGAGAATCTCGCTTGGATTATCGGGTATTTCATGGGAGATGGAAACGTTTATAAAAATTCTGTATCGTTTGCCATGAGTGACATTCGTTTGAGCGGGAAACTTGGAGAAAAACTCACCTCGGTTATAGAGTCCGAATTTGGATATTCGGCAAAGATTGTTCGTTCTGCCGATGGGTATGCCCACGTAAGGATATACGACGAGCTTATCGCTGGATGGTTTTACCAGTTTAAGAAGCCAAAAGAGATGCCAGATATTCCGGTATGGATTTTCGGAGCAACTCCAAGCGTGCGCGGGGCGTTTCTTGCGGGCCTTGCTGATGCGGACGGCTCAAATTCGCACAGTACATTAGCGTACTCAATTTATCCAGAGTTCCTAAAGAAAGTCCAGCAGGTTGCTGCATCGATAGGTGTGTACACAAAATACAGTAGCGTACCATCCAAAATGCTTCCCGGTAGAGATACGGTATATGCCGGAGCTCACTATGTAAGTATCGTTGGTCTTTCAAGCAAGAATTACGCAAGGAAATACATTTCTCCGTATGCGGCAAGGTGGAGTTTCGTAGAAACCTGCAAAACTAAGGCCGGGCCTGCCTATCACGCGTCTTGTCATTCTGGTAAAATCGGGTCGTCTTATGCCCCGCGGAGTACAAGAAGCGGCGAAAAAACAATAAGCTACGACTGGGTTAGCAATACTGGTCTTGCTCCGTCTTGGATTCCATGCCGCGTAAACTCGATTGTAAAGGTAGAGCCATCTGAAACTTTCGACATAGAGGTTCCGGGCAAGCACGAGTTTGTCTGTAACTCTATTCTATCGCACAATTCTAGCGAAATTCTTCTCGGACACAAAAACGATAAGCAGTTTTCTGATCTGAAGAATCCAAACGTTTTTCCAGATAGAAACTCTATGACTGGCGGATGGTCGTGGGCCTCTAATAACACAATCCTTGCTAATGTCGGCATGGATTACAGTCCATATCTGGACAACATTATGTTAAATGGCGAGCCTGGTTTTCTCTGGCTGGAAAACGTTAATAACTACGCCAGGATGAATGGTGTAGTCGATACGCGAGATATGGCGGATGGTACTAATCCATGCTCAGAGCAACTTCTTTATGGGTACTCTCCGGCTGGGCTTGGCGGCGAAATGTGTACTCTCTGCGAGGTCTATTTGCCGCATCACACTGACAAATATGACTTTTATCGCAGTATAAAATTTGCGTATCTGTACGGAAAAACGATCACCTTGCTTAGTGACAAAATGCGTCATCCGGGCACGCGGGACCTCATGACAAGAAATCGAAGGATCGGCCTGTCGCTGACCGGGATAGCGCAGTTTGTTGGGGCAAACGGGGCGCACGAGGCAATAGACTGGATGGATAACGGTTACAAGTACGTTCAGCATTACGATCACAGGTACAGTGACTGGTTTGGCGTTAATCGCAGCTTGCGAACCACATCCGTTAAGCCATCGGGAACTGTGAGCCTGGTTGCTGGCGTTACACCCGGAGTACATTACCCGCATTCCATCCACTACATCAGGCGCGTCCGCCTTGCAGAATCAAGCCATCTCGTTTCTAAACTAGAAGCTGCCGGAATTCACATAGAGCCATCTGTTACTTCTTCCAGCACGGTTGTTGCATCGTTTCCTGTGTTTAGCGGTGGAAACTTGAGGCCGGTAAGTAAGGTGTCTATATGGGAGCAATTCCAAATGGCAGCAATGGCGCAACGCTACTGGTCTGATAATTCTGTTTCCGTTACAATCAGCGTAAACCCAAAGACAACTACAAGAGATGACGTGTTGCACTGCCTAGACCACTTTCAGCATTCCTTGAAGTCCGTGTCGCTCTTGCCGCTTGTTGATGGTGGAGCTTACGCTCAAATGCCATACGAAGAAATAGGCGAAAGTCAGTATCAGGAAATGAGCGCCAAGATCAATTATCAAATGCTGTCGAGTATGTCAGATGAAAAATTTGATGGCAAAAACAAGATGGCTGATATGTATTGCGACGGCGACGCTTGCGAGATTAAGACAGAATCGATGTCTGCACAGTAAAAACTGCGTGTTGTTTTTTCTAATCAATTGTTAATGTTTGGTTGACATAATAGCCGGTTTTATGATGTGCATATACATGCACGAATTGACCGCCTATGGTATAATACTCTAGATTGCGGATAGGGTCGAAGAGGTGATGTTCTCAGCGGTAACTTCCCTAAAAAATCGCAGTCACGAATCAGGTGTGTAATACAGCGAGTAAAACAACTGCCTCTCAGCGCACTCGCTGTATTACACACCTTATCTTTGCGACAATCTGGAGAGAGACAATGACAAAGAAATACTGGAAACTTCCAGGATACGACCAGAGATTTTCGAGCCAGCTCATTCGGCACGCGGACGTGGCAAACGGCGAGCCGATCATTTATAGGCTTACTCGCAATGATCAAATTTGCATCACGGCAACCAGGCAGCCAGCGTTTTTGTTTACGCCAAGAAGCGAAAGCAGATTTATCGATATCTATCTTGAAGATATCGGACTTTGCGATACTTGCGGAACGACTTTGCTTCGACCTGCCACTGCTGGGGAAGTTCGCATCTGCGGCAATTGCTCCGAAGCCAAAAATATACTGAGCGGGTCAAATTGCTATATCTTAGATATCAATGGCCAGGCGTTTTCCATTTCCACGCTAATAAGCAACATAATCCCCCGCGGCGGAGAAGCAGATTTGCACCCGCGACTTGGATACATGCTGCTCGACATGATCAGGGCTGGATATCTGATCAAAACAAACAACATCACTCAGTCCTCCGTGTTGTCGATGCGCGAGTATGCGTTCTTTCTCATAATGAAAAGACAGCGCGGCTGCATATCCGCGCCTTTTCGTGGATTTGGCGTCAACATCGTAAACGACTACATGAGACCGTTTATTAACGATGTGTCAGAGGACAAACCCAAGATTATGGCAATTACCATGATAGACTTCTCTAGTAGCAATAGTGGAAAAGGTGAATACTATGGAATAGTGTACTCTGGAGTAAAAAGAAAAGTTTATCTTCCGGGCGAGTTGGCGAGTTACAGGGCAATAACCTATATTAGCCCTGAGTTTGTAGATTATTTTGACGAAGAGTTTTACACGGGCATAGCGGACTGATCGACAAAGCAAGAAAACAGGCCGCACAGAACATTCTGTGCGGCCTGTTTTCTTTTGCTCTTACGCTAGAACGGCGCGTCCTCGGTGTCGTAATCGTCGCGATCGGCCTGGGCTGGCGCTTGCCCTTGCGGGGCTGAACGTCTTGCAGATCGATCCACATTGTCTACATTCAGATACATCGAGGTGGAGGTTTTTCCGTCCTGACCTTTCGTCTGCACCACTTTAATGCTGCCTGTAGCTGTCACATGCTCGCCCTTCTGGATTGACATCTTAGAGATGCGCTCAGCAGCGTTTCCGGCTGCCGACAATTCGACATACTGCACAGACTCATCGTATCCGCCACTGTCGTTTTTGCGGTATGTATTCTGTGCGATACTGAATCGGACAATAGGAACACCTCCAGGAGTAAACGCATCTACCGCATCGCGCGTAACGTTACCACTCACAACAAACAAGTTAATCACTGACATTTTTTAATCCTCCTTATACTTCTGAAAACACTGTTCGTCATACACATAGTTAAATCTTTTTTGCATCAATTCAATTAGCTTCCTCCTCATTGCTATTGTGTGTGCTGGACCGTGATGCTCTGGACACAAGCATACCCTATTTTTTTCAGAATAGCAAATATGCATAGTGTTAAGACCGAATGCCGATTTTGGCACAATCTCGTGAATTTGAACTCCGTTTTTGCCACACAAAAAGCAGCTAAACCTATCTCGTTCATAAACAAGCTGTCGAGTCATTCTATCGAGAAGTCTCGCCATCTCTTGATACGAGTCCGTCTTTTTGTAGACACGGAGCCACGGAATTCGATTGAACCTATATAGTAGTGGGACGTATCCGCACTCTATAAACTGGTCGTCCCAGTAGTTCTGGTTGTGAACGTTTATGTGTGTAGGCTCATCATAGTTCATGTCTGACGAGAAAACGATATATTTCGGAAATAGCAAAACCATCGAACGAATCGCCTTGATTGCATCAGTTTCGCTCATGTGTTCTGCGACTTCTATGCAAGACACTACATCGAAAGCCTCACTAAATTTCTCTGTGATCTTTGCTGCGTCAAGAACATACACTCTGTCTTTTATGTGTTCCAAAGCATTTTCTATTGCATACTCGGACGAGTCTATTCCGTAAGCGCTCCATCCAAGCCGATACATCGTGTCGACCAAAACGCCAAACGCACAGCCAACATCAAGAAACCTTTTTCGGCTAAACTCCTCTCCTACGGTGTTGTTGATCCACCTGCCGAGTGCTTGGAGTGTCTTTGTTATTTCTGGAGTATCAAGATAAGACCCGCCATGAGCGTAGTTGTCATAATACTCCTTACCGTAGTTATTCATTGTTGATTCGGCCACCATCCTTTCTCGCGCTAGTCTCTAGCTTCTCGAAATCTTCCATGCTTATTTCCCGTAGAGAAACGCCAGGTATAGACGGACGGAGCATGGGAACTAGCTGCCCAACAGAGTCATGCAGCTTAAATTCCATATCAGTACTGTACGGATTGATCAGGCGAACCTTTAGTATGCCGCTGTATCCAGTATCAATCACGCCAGAGCCGATAAGAAACTTGTCGCCGCCGCGCGGGAGTATACGTGCGTACAAGTGGCTCGGCAGATAAAACCGAATAAATGTACTGACAACCTTGCCGCTTTGTGCTGGCAGAGTAAACGCGAATGGCGCAAACAAATCGATCCCAGAATCGCCGCGCACGCCAAGATTTTTAATGACTGGAACTTTAGGCGTTACTTCCATACCGGTCGTAAGCGAGTAGTTCGCAGCAGCAACATCGTCAATTGCAAACTTGATCGTATCTGGATCATAAAACTCTGTCGTCCATAATTCACCGGCAGAACCTTTCAATGTGTTTTTGCCGTCAATCGTAAAGACGAAACGGTTTGGATCGTAAGTCCACCCTCCTGTAATAGTGTACTCTTTTTGTGGGAGAGAGAATATTATATCTCCACTTCCAGTAATTACGTTTTTGCCGCTAACCGCACTTGTCATGTTGTCTCCTTTGTTGTTTGTTGCATTTGACAAAACAAATTCATTCGTGTATAATCAAACAGAATGATGAACATATATTACACCATGTCAGTCGAAAATGCAAATTTGGAAAGGAAAAAAACATGCAGTTAAAAACTTCAATCGTTCCCATATTCACTATAGAATGTCCGCTATGCGGCAATGAGTATCTATGCGTTGGGTCAGAGGTTGTTGATGTTACGACGTGCAAGTGTAGGACGTATAAGTGTTCCTGCGGGTACAAGGCCCCGTTTCAGTCATGGCCAAGCGAGGTTTACAACAATTTGATAGTAAGATTCAATGAATTTGGAGATATATCCGTTGATACAGAAGAAGAATTGTAGGGAGTGTGGCACAGAGGACGATTTGATTGCAATGCACAACGATACTATGATGTGTCGGCAGTGCAGGCTAAAGATGGAAAAATCGTTTCTTACGTTTTGTGAGTACTGGATGAAGTATAAAATAACCAGCGATGATGGACGGCGTGTCTTGGAAAAAATAATCAAAGAAACGAAGGAGATAATACGTGAATCAACAAAAGAGAGACAAGACGGTATTGATGTTGTGCGATATAAAGAGAGACCACAAAAGCCTAGAAATAATAATTTCTTTCGTTAAGAAATTTGTCAACAAGAACAACACTGACATTTTTGTCGTGTATACGGTTTCAGATGTCGTAAAAAACATGCTTCTTGGATATTCTGCCGATTACGACATTCCGATCTCAATTGTTGACACATACGAGTGGGGGCGAGAACCAGCTTTTGTCCTGGTCGTTACAGACGAAGAAAAAAGCCCGGTGGAGTCTATCGTCAGGCATCACTATGCAGACAAGACGTTTGCCGTAATAACGATGATGCTGTGTAAAAATGACTAGAGTAAGATTGTCGTACTATTCCGGCGACATTAAACAATATATTCTCTCTGCGCGCGGAATAACAGATGAGTTCGACGCAATGAGATTTATTTCTGGAAAGTTTAATGCATGTCACGACTTTCCAGAAAAAGAAAAAGTAGATGCTTTTCTCGAAAAAGTACGGTCGGCGCGCAAAATTACTATATTTGGAGACTATGACGCGGATGGAATTACTGCCGCATGTATAGCGAAAATATATTTGCCAGATGCAACTGTTGTTGTGCCTGAGCGCGCCGATGGATATGGACTCACAGTAGAAAGCTCCAAAAAAATAAGCGACGATACAGACCTAGTTATTACGGTGGATTGCGGAATAACATCTGTTGATGCGGTAGAGTCTCTTCTCGGTCGTGGAATTGACGTTATCGTAACAGATCATCACAATCCAGACAAAACGCTTCCGCGATGTCTCGTAATACATCCCATGTTATCAGAATGCTCATTTTTTAGATATTCTGGAGCTGGCGTAGCTTATAAACTCATGACTGCGGCGTTTCCGCACCACATGGAGTACGAGAACTCTTTGTCTTTGCAGCTTGCTGCAATTGGAACTGTCTGTGACATGATGCCGATGCTTGACGAAAACAGAACAATCGTCAATCTCGGCCTAGAGAGAATACATCGCGATCCGCTTCCTGGCATTCAGGCTTTAACGCAGACAATGAGTGGTGATTATAGGTTTATAGACGAGTCGTTTATCGGATTCAGTCTTGGGCCTGCGATCAATGCCTGTGGTAGAATGGGAAATGCCAGGCTCGCATACGACTTACTGTCGTCTAAGTCAGCTATGTCAGCGCTGCCTTTGGCTAAAGAGGCAAAAAGATATAACGATCTGCGTAAAAAGTCAACGGCAAGCTCAATTGAGGATTTAGAGCTGATTTACGACGGCCACGTTGTCGTTGTGAAAATATCTGGCGCGATGCGAGGCTCTCTCGGCTTGGTCGCGACACAACTGAATCGACGCACAGAAAAACCGGCCATCGTATATTCGGCGCACGACGGCATAGCCCACGCTTCTGTACGTGGCGGTGGATGGTTCAGGTGCGGCGACTTTCTCGATTATTGCGGCGAGTGTATTATCAGTGGCGGCGGACACGACAACGCTGCTGGTTTTTCGTTTATAGAGAAAAACATCGAATGTCTGCTTACGTGCATTCACACGTATACGCAAGGAAACAGGTTTGACGAAGCTCAGGAAAAAGTGTATGATATATCAATCGACTTCGAGTTGATTGATAAGATATACGAAGATGTATTTTCTCTTGCTCCGTATGGAAACGAGTTTGAGTCTCCAGTTTTCGTCAGCGCGGGAACAGTTGATGGCGTTAGGGTTCTCGGTAAAGACAAGAATCATCAGGCGATAATTGTTGACGGGAAAGAAATACTGATGTTTCACCGTTCTGACGAATTGTGTAAGGTTGGAGATCTGGTATCTGTTGCATACACAATCAACAGGCCTGGATTGTTAAGCACTGAAAAGTATTCTTTGATTGGTGTGGACGTGGAGGTTCTCGAATGAATAGCATCTGGTTTGTCGCGTATCACAAATGGATCAACGTGCCTTTTGTGATGCGCAGAACATTTGATGGTGCAAGAATAAAGGAAGATATGGATCGTAGTGGCGAGTGGAAAGTTCTCGAAGTTGACGGCAGGTATGTAGATTTGCCGTTTCCGCACTACCGCATAGACGGAAATACAGGTTTGGTAGGATATATAGAAAGCTACGAAGTTGCAATGGGGGCGAAATGAGTCTACAGGCGTTTGCTGATTCTATAAATAAAAGACACGGCAAGGGGTCGATGGTTAAGTTAACCGACGCATCTGTCTTGCTATCACCAGATGACATTATATCAAGTGGGAGCATGTCGCTAGATGTTGCTCTTGGAGTTGGCGGGTATGCACGCGGAAAGATAGTCGAAATTATCGGGAATCCATCTTGCGGCAAAACAACGCTTGCTCTGCACGCTATCGCAGAAGCAAACAAAAAGGGGTTAAATGCGCTGTATATTGACGCAGAGCACGCACTCGATCCGCTGTACGCAGAATCAATCGGTGTAAATCTGGACATGATTTACTTGTCACAGCCAGACTATGGCGAACAGGCGTTGCAAATAGCCGAAGAGGGTATTGCCAGTAAGGAGTTTGGGATTGTTGTCATAGATAGCGTTTCTGCACTCGCCCCGAAGCGTGAGCTCGACGGCGAAATTGGCGACGCTCACGTCGGATTGCAAGCAAGAATGATGAGCCAGGCTTGCAGAAAGATTACGGCTATTGCCCATGTCAATAAAGTGCTGGTCGTATTTATCAACCAGTACAGGGCAAACATTGCGACGACTGGATATGGCGGAGAAAACAAGATTGCGTCAGGCGGAAAAGCCCTTGAGTATTACGCAACGGTCATTATCGACGTAGCGCGCATACAAAGGCTAAAGGCCGGAGAAGAAGTTACCGGGAATAGGACAAAAGCGACAGTTAAGAAAAACAAACTTGGCCCTCCGTACAGAACGGCAGAATTCGACATTGCGTTTGGAATCGGGATAGACCAGATCGGAGAAGTGATTGATTACGCCGAAGAGTTTGGCATTATCAAGAAATCAGGCGCATGGTATAAAACCCAAGACGGCAGTATTAGCGCGCAAGGCAGGGCGAAAATGATCTCGTATCTCGTATCTGACACGGACACCTATAATGCGTGGAGTGCTGCAATCAGGGAAAAACTCTGGGGCAAAGAGTATGTTGCCCCGGTCGATACCGAGGCTCAAGATGAATAGCAAGTACTCTAATGGGGTGCGCGTAGAACGGAAAGCGGTCGATTTTCTTGTTGGCCTGGGCTACATCGCTGCGCGCTCGGCTGGCAGCAAAGGCGTGTTTGATGTTTATGCGATAAACTCTGATTCTGTCCGGCTTATACAATGTAAATCAACAGAAGTGGCGCTCGTTCTTTCGCGCCAGCAAAAGGTGTTCACGGAGATTGTAAGATCGTATGCCCAGATGTATCCGCAAAGAATCAGAGACAAACTCGCAAAGTATGTTACGTTCGAGTTGTGGATACACGAAAAGAGCAAGGGTTTTACATATTGCCTTACTGTGGGCGACAATAGAGCAAAAAACATCTATCCGAAAGGGGCAATAGTTCTGCCATGATACAGGTGACAAGAGAGTCATTAGAGCGTAAGGCCAACGAGTGCATCGAGATCGTCTTAGCTAAAAACAGCGATTATGGCGATGCATGGCAGAAAAAGGGGGTCGCCGGTGTTCTTGTCCGCCTTTCAGATAAGGCCACCAGACTAGAAAACCTATCTGGAAAACAGGCGCTTGTTGTAGATGAGTCATGGCTAGATACCGTCAGGGACATGGCTGGATACTGTTTACTTGCGATGTTGTGTGCCGAGAATGAATAGTGCGAAGACACGGAGTCTCTGTCAGCGTTGACTTAGTGCAATTTGCCACTAATCACATGCATCCTTTGCAGAAGGCCGGAAAGGGGTATCTCGCCTTCTGCCCGTTTCATAACGACGTAAAAAACCCGTCGCTGTACATAACAAAGGAGATAGCCTATTGTTTTTCGTGCGGAAAAGCATATCCTCCAGGAATTCTGGTATCAAGAGTGAAAGGAGTATCAGTAGATGACGTAATACAGCGCGCTGAAAGAAAAAACGAGAAAAAGCGAGAGGCTCGGAGACGCGTAGTATCTCCGCCGTCAGTACATGCTGTCGACCTGGCCGCAAGTATGCTTCAGAAAAACGACATGGCGTTACGCTACCTAGTTGATAAGCGCGGCATAGACTCCGTGACTCTGGCAAGACACAAAGTGGGACTGGCTGTACCGC